CAAGCTGCGCACCGCGAGTTACCTGAAAGCCCGGGGCGACAGCAACCTGGTCAGCGTCGGTTTCACCGGGCGGATTGCCCGCATCGCCCGCGTACACCAGTACGGTCTGAAGGACCGTGCGGAACGGGGCGCCCCGGATGTGCGCTACGACCAGCGGGAAGTACTGGGCTTCACCGATGCCGATCTTGAATTGATCCGAGACACCTTACTCTTGCATTTAACCCGTTGAAGTTGCTGATTGGCACCAAGAAACCCAATTCCAATTTGATGCAAGAGCAGGTAAAACTCCCAGCGATGCAGTCCGTTTGATGCAGTAAGGATCAATCAACTGGATAGGGAGCCACGACGTTATGCGCAAAACTTTTCAGGCGCACTGCCCTCGCTGCAACGGCGAGAGAAAATGCGAGATTCATGGTGCTCTAGATCTCCCCTGGGAACGGTCAGATGATCGCCACTTAATGTATGGACAGGTTGATCACAAACTAGCCCGGTGCTGTGGTTGCGAAGAGGTTTTTTATCATAAAAGTAGCTGGGACTCCGAGGACTGGGATGGCGAATACCATCCAGTTACTGGAGAGCAAATCATGATTTTTCCCGTTAAAAATCTGACTTACCCTGCTCCAGAAAAGAAGAGTCAAAAACCGGATTGGGCGTGGAATATCTATAAAATTGATCCCCAACTTCACACAATTCTTGACGAGACATATCAAGCCTATGAGGTGAGATCTTTCATTCTCGCATCTGTGGGCCTGCGAACCGCTTTCGATCGTGCCACCGAACTCCTGAAAATAGATCCAGCACTTAATTTGGAGGAGAAAGTCCAAGAGCTTCGCAAGAACGGTTTCATCGGTGAAACTGAAGCAATGACCCTTGGTGTCGTCGCAAATGCCGGAAACGCTGCCGCCCATCGGGCTTGGTCTCCAAGCCAAGAGGAATTCCAAACGCTCCTCACGACACTTGAACAGTTCGTGCACAGAACGATCGTGAGCGGTAAATCCGCTTTGAGCATCGCGCAGAAAATTCCGGCCCGCCCTCCACGTCAGAAGAAACCAAAAACACCATCGCCATAGAGTCATATAGTTCACTTGTAACGCCACGCAATACAACGCGGTAGAGCTGCACTCGCGTACGCGTGGCGCCACCATCGGCGGCATGACCAATATCGCCGAACTCTCCCGCCTGCTGGAAAACCTCATCCGCTTCGGCACCATTGCCGAAGTTCAGATGCAGCCGCCGCGCGTGCGCGTAAAAACCGGCGAGCTGTCCACTGGCTGGCTGCCATGGATCGCCCTGCGTGCCGGCCTGGACAAGGACTGGGATCCACCCACCGTCAACGAGCAGGTCATTCTGTTCAGTCCATCTGGGAAGCTCGCCAATGGCGTGGCCCTCACCGGAGTTTTCAGCGCCGAATATGCCGCCAACGGAGATCGGCCTGGCCTGCACCGCCGCACCTACCGCGATGGCGCCGTCATCGAGTACGACTGCATTGCCCATCACCTGCGCGCAGTCTTGCCCGAGGCCGGCTCCACTGAGCTGATCAGTCAGGGGGGGATTCACATCGTCGGCCCGATCACCCATGAGGGCGACTACACCCAGACCGGCAATCAGCACGTCACCGGTCTGGTCACCGTCTCGGAAGATGTCGTCGCGGCAGGTATCAGCCTGGTCAAACACCTGCACGGTGGAGTGATGTCCGGCGGCGGCAAAACGGGAAAACCGGAATGAACAGAGAAACCGGCGGCGCCATCAATGACCAGGAACACATCATCCAGTCCATTGCCGACATCCTGACCACGCGCATTGGCACCCGGGTGATGCGCCGCGAGTACGGCAGTTTGTTGCCCGAGCTGGTGGACCACCCCTTCAACGATGCGACGCGCCTGCGTGTGTATGCCGCCACTGCCATGGCCTTGATGCGCTGGGAACCGCGGATCAGCCTCAGCCGCGTGCAGCTCAGCGGCGTCAGCTTGCAGGGCCAGGTCGTATTGGAACTGGAAGGCACCGAAGTCGACAGCAACAAGCAACACAACCTGAGCATTCCGCTGCAACTGGGGGCTAGCGTATGAACACCTTTGTCCCGATCGATCTCAGTCAACTCCCGGCGCCTCAAATCGTTGAGCAGATTGACTTCGAGCTAATCCTGGCCGAGCGCAAGGCCTATGCCATCAGCCTTTGGCCGGTTGAAGAGCAAGCGGAAATCGCCGCCCGCCTCGAGTTGGAGTCAGAGCCGCTGACCAAACTGCTCCAGGAAAATGCCTACCGCGAAACCATCTGGCGCCAGCGCGTCAACGAAGGTGCCGTGGCCAACATGCTCGCGCTCGCCCAGGGCGCCGACTTGGAGAACCTCGCCGCCAATTACAACGTCGAGCGCCTGTTGGTGCAGGCCGGCAACCCCAATGCCGTACCGCCAGTCCCCGAAATTCTGGAGAGTTACGATAGCTTGCGCGAACGTGCGCAGATGGCGTTCGAAGGCCTCAGCACCGCCGGGCCACGCAACAGCTACATCTTCCACGCTCGCGCCGCCGATGGGCGGGTGGCCGATGCCACGGCGGAAAGCCCAAGCCCTGCCGTGGTGGTGGTCACCGTGCAATCCCTGTTGGGCAATGGCAGCGCGGATGCGACGTTGCTCAACATCGTCGATGCCTACCTCAGCGACGACGATCGCCGCCCGCTGGCGGATCGCCTGACCGTGCAAAGCGCGGTCATCCTGCCGTACCAGGTTAATGCCCGCTTGTACCTGAAAACCAGCGGCCCCGAGTCCGAGCCGATCTTGGCCGCCGCCAACCAACGCCTGCTGGCGTATGTGAACCAACGCCGTCGCCTGGCCATGGAGGTGTCTGAGTCCGGTATCCACGCCGCGCTGCACGTTGAGGGGGTGCGCAAAGTCGAGCTGGATGGCTGGGTCGATATCACCGCCACGCCCTACCAGGCCCCCTACTGCACCGGAATTACCCTCACACAGGGGGCTGAGTAATGGGCACCGTGTCGTTATTGCCGCGCAAGGCCAGCCAGCTGGAACATTTGGCAGCCGAAGCGCTCGCGCAGATCCAGCGCACGCCCATTCCGCTACGCCTGCTGTGGAACCCCATGCTGTGCCCGGTGGAATTTCTGCCGTATCTGGCCTGGGCCTTTTCCGTGGATCGCTGGGACAGCAAGTGGACGGAAGCCACCAAGCGTGCCGCCATTCGTGCGTCGTATTACATCCATTCACGCAAGGGCACCATCGGCGCCCTGCGGCGCGTCGTCGAGCCATTGGGTTACCTGATCGAGACTATCGAGTGGTTCGACATGGTGCCGGAAGGCGTAGCTGGCACGTTCGCACTGAAGGTCGGGGTGCTGGAAACCGGTATCACCGATGAGATGTACCAGGAACTGACCTTCCTCATCGATGACGCCAAGCCCCGCAGCCGGCACATGACAGGCCTGGCCATCAGCCTCGAAACCACCGGTCCCCTCTACATGGGCGCCGCGATCTACGAGGGCGACGAAATCACCGTCTACCCGCCCACTCAGCGCGACATCGAAGTCACCGGCGTCATTGGCCGGGGCGGCCGCGACCACACCATCGACACCCTGGATGTTTTCTCATGATCGACCAGACCTCTCAGTTTTTCGCCATCCTGACCAACATCGGTACCGCCAAGCAGGCCAACGCCGATGCCCTGGGCATTGCCTGGAAGATCACCCAAATGGGCGTCGGCGATGCCAATGGAACGGACCCCATTCCATCAGCAGCGCAGACCGCACTGATCCATGAGCGTCGCCGTGCCCCGCTCAATCAGATCAAGGTCGACCCCAACAACGCCGCAATCATCATTGCCGAGCAGATCATCCCTGAAGACGTGGGCGGCTGGTGGATTCGCGAAATCGGCCTGTATGACGCTGACGGCGACCTGGTCGCCGTTGCCAACTGCGCTCCATCGTTCAAACCCCTGCTGACCCAAGGCTCTGGCCGCACGCAGGTCGTGCGGATGAACATGATCGTCAGCAACTCCAGCAATGTTGAACTGAAGATCGATCCCAGTGTGGTGCTGGCCACCCGCGCCTACGTCGACGCGAAAGTCCTGGACGAACTGAACAAGCTCGACAGCAAGCAATCGGTGTTGGTGGCCACCACGGCCAACATCGCGTTGGCCGGTCTTCAGACGATCGATGGCGTGGCGGTACCGGCGGGCGCGCGAGTGCTGGTGAAAAACCAGACCGTGGCCAAAGACAATGGCATTTACCTGGCTGCGTCGACGGTCTGGACCCGGGCACCGGATGCCGACATCAATGCCGAGGTGACCTCGGCGCTGTTGACGTCGGTCGAACAGGGCGCCTCGCAGGCCGACACCCGTTGGCAACTGATCACTGATGGTTTGATTGTCCTGGGCTCCACCGCGCTGACGTTCCAGAACGTGACGACCGGTTTTGCCCCGATCATTGCCCCGGCGCTGACCAACCCCACGGCGAACACACCGGCGCAATTCGATGTGTCGCTACGGCTGGCTACCACGGCGTACTTGAAGCGCATGGGGCTTGAATACGGCGACTACACCAACTACTCGGCGTCGGCCGTCTTGACCTTCTCGGACATCGGCAAAGTGGCGGCCTTTGCTGGTGGTGGGGCGATGGTGGCGACGTTGCCGGTGGGCGGTGGCACCATTCCGCGCGGCGCGACCGTGGGCATTATCTGTGGCCTGGGCTCGCTCACAGTCACCTGTGACCCGACGGAGGTGATCGACGCGATCAACTACGTTGGCAACATCTCGCTGGCCCTCGGGGACACCGCCGAGTTTGTTCGTATTGGTAATTTGTGGCGCTTGATCGGAGGCACGGCCGCGCTCAAATACGCTGGCATCATGTCCGGGCCGAACTGGGTGACTCCGGCGCAGTTCTCCAACGACAAATCCTTTCCTACCACCGAATACGTGCGGCGCCAGGGTCTGCAATATTCCAGCTACCTGTCGGTCACGGCCAGCACTGTGTTGACACTGGCCGAGGTGGGCGGGCTGACCAGCTTTGCCAGCGCTTCGCCGCTGGGCTGTACGCTGCCGGCGACCAGCACCATTCCCGCGACGGCGGCGGCGATTATCACCGTCGCGAATGCGGGGGCGGGTTTGGTCACGGTGGTGCCCGGGGCGGGCGATACGCTCAACACGGTGAGCGGCGTGGTCGGCAACATCGTGCTCGGGCTGGGCGACACCGCCGAATTTCTCCGCCTCGGTGGCCAGTGGCGTCTGATCGGCGGCACGATCGCTGTGCGTTATTCCGCCATGTTTGCCGGGTCTAACGCGGCCAGCGGCTATCAGAAACTGCCCAACGGGCAGCAAGAGTGCCGGGGCACATTCGTCGCCAGCGCAACGCCCGGCGCGGCGGTGGCGGTGACCTTCCCGCAAGGTTTCGGGCGGGCAGATGAAGTCACTGTCACGGCGATGAATGCCTCGACCACCACAACATCAGCTTGGGGCGACTCGCTGACCCCTTCGGGCTTTAACGGCCGCTGCAATATTGCAGGGCTGGTCTGTCACTACGTTGCAAAAGGAACCTCGGTATGACGGTATGGGTTAAATGGTCGGACGAGGATCTGGCCTTTGTATTCGCGGACGTCGACAACGGCGGCATTGAACTCAGCCAGGCCGACTACGCGGCGCTGATGCACGGGCTCAGCACCGGAATGATCCTTGTGGCAGATGAGCACGGCGCCCCGGTGCTGGTGGCGCCACCTGAACCGATGATCTGGGCCAAGTGGATCGAGCAAGACCAACGCTTTCTGTTCCTGGACAGTGACAACGGTGGCGTAACAATCACCCTGGAAGCGCACCGCGCTTTGTTGGATGGGCAAACCGCAGGCCAGCGCATCGTGGCGGACGCACAGGGCTCGCCGATTTTGGCGGCCCCACTGGGCGCGACCGTGGAAGAGCAGAAGAGTGCCGAGCGGATCTGGCGAGACCTGCAGCTGTCGTTAACTGACGGCGTTGTCTCGCGTCACCGCGACGAGGTGGAAAGCCAGATGGCGACCACGCTCACGGCCGAGCAATACACCGCCCTGCAGCTGTACCGCCGGCAACTGCGCGACTGGCCGGAAAATGGCGAGTTCCCGCTGATCGACCATCGTCCTGCAGCTCCCTCCTGGTTGATTGAGTAGGAACCACCCCGCAACCTGTAGCACCCCTCGCTACAACTCCCCGCGCTCGCTCATCCGGCGCGCGCGCGGCAGCCTGTGCAGTGTCTTTCCATCACTGCGCAGGCAACCACCATGGCCGACGAATACCAACACGGCGTGCGAGTCCTCGAAATCTCCGAGGGCACGCGCCCCATTCGCACCGTTTCCACCGCTGTCATCGGCCTGGTCTGTACTGCCGAAGACGCCGATGCCACGATGTTTCCCCTTGACACCCCTGTCCTGATCACCAACGTACAAGCTGCCATCGGTAAAGCGGGCACCCAAGGCACACTGGCTGCCAGCCTGCAGGCGATTGCCGACCAGACCAAACCGCTCACCGTCGTGGTACGCGTCGCCACCGGCGCCGATGACGCCGCGACGACCAGCAACCTGATCGGCACGACCACCGCCGCCGGCAAGTACACCGGCATGAAAGCCCTGCTCGCGGCCAAATCGCGCTTGCAGGTCACGCCACGCATTCTCGGTGTGCCAGGTCTCGACACCCTGCCCGTAGCCACTGCGCTGGTGGCTATCGCTCAGCAGCTGCGCGCCTTCGCTTATGTCAGTGCGTCGGATTGCCAGACCAAGGAAGAAGCGACCGCCTACCGCGAGAACTTCGGCGCCCGCGAAGTCATGGTTATCTGGCCGGACTTCCAGAACTGGAACACCGTCACCAACGCCCCCGTCACCGCTCCGGCCGTGGCGCGTGCGCTTGGTCTGCGTGCCAAGATCGACCAGGAGGTGGGCTGGCACAAAACCCTGTCCAACGTCGCCGTCAATGGCGTAACCGGTATCAGTGCCGACGTGTTCTGGGATCTGCAGAACCCGGCCACCGATGCCAATTACCTCAACGGCAATGAGGTCACCACCCTGATCAACGAGGGCGGTTATCGCTTCTGGGGCAGTCGCACCTGCAGCGACGATCCGTTGTTTGCCTTCGAGAACTACACCCGCACCGCCCAGGTACTTGCGGACACCATGGCCAACGCGCAGATGTGGGCAATCGACAGACCCCTGCACCCCTCGCTGGTGCGCGACATGCTCGAAAGCATCAACGACAAGTTCCGCGAAATGATCGCCGGCGGCTACCTGATTGGCGGCAGCGCCTGGTTCCCCGACGACATCAACGACGCGACCACGCTCAAGGCCGGCAAGTTGTACATCGACTACGACTACACCCCGGTGCCGCCACTGGAAGACCTCACCCTGCGTCAGCGCATCACCGACCGTTACCTGGTCGACTTTGCCAGCCGCCTCAACAGCTAACCCGGGCCTCCCCTCACGGGGAGGTAACCCTGCGCCAGCCGACCGGAGAACACCGCCATGGCCCTGCCCCGCAAACTCAAGAACATGAACCTTTTCAACGAAGGTAACAGCTAC